GTGGCACTGGTCGACGTTCGCCAAGCGGCGACATGGTAGCAGCGGTCCTCGACGCTCCACCGCCAGTAGATCACCTGGCAGAGCGTTTCCGAGCCGTCCCAAATGCTCTGCACGTGGTTCAGTTCGATCCGGTCGACGTGATCGACGAGCGTCTCAGGCTCGCGTGGAATCTCAGCCAGAAGCACCAACAGCAGGGCGTACACGGGCAACCTCCTTGAGAAACCTGGACCAGCGCTCGGCCATTGCGCCGGCCGAGTGCACTTCCGTGACAAGGCGCCGAGCTACATCGATGCGGTACCGTCCCAGGGCAAACGAGGCCAGAATTGCGTCAGCGACTTCGCCCGCAGTCGGATCCTGGCCGATCCATTCGGCCACGTCGCCGAGCTGCGGCAGGATGCCCACGCGGGTCGACACGAGCGGCACGCCAGCCGCGAGCGCCTCGACCGGCGCGAGTCCATAGCCCTCGGCCTCGGAAGCGAACGCGAAGCAATCCGCGGCTCCAAGCACATTGCCGATGTCTTGTCGCGCGTGAGAAATAACGAGTCGATCGACCGCCGCACCAGCCGCCGCCTTGATTCGCTCGACCTCGGATTGCGGCCCATCGCCCACGAGCCACAGCCACACGTCGGGCGGTAGACGATCCAGTGCCGCCGCCAGCAACGGCAGCCGCTTCTCGCGCGAGATTCGCCCGATCGACACGACCACGCGAGCATCGAGCGGAATACCAGCATCGATGCGTACGGCCTCGCGTGACCGCGTTGGCACGAGGCGCTCTAGCTCCACGCCGTTGTCGATCACGACCGGCTTACGCGGGCAGGGACCAGCCGCCGCTTCGCTCACCGCCACCCATTGGGCGATATGCGGATCCGCGTTGACCATCCACCAGTCACCGCAGCCGTGGCTCACGCCGATCAGCGGGACGCCAGTTGCGCGACATGCCACGAGGTGCGCGCCGGTGATCGACCAGACGACGAGCAGATCCGAGCCGCGAGCCACGGACCAAATCGCCTCGGAGGCCACCGGCAACGCCATCGCGCCGACCGCCGCGCGGCTCGTGAATACCGGGCAGCGCGTCGCCAGTTCGGCCACGATCTCCGGATGCAGATCGTCCGCGCCGCCAGTGCACGCGATGCCAGCGACTTCGACGCCGTGCGCCGGCAAATGCTTGACAAGCGAGGCTAACCACCGCTCGACGCCTCCCATGAGCAGATTCGGCAGCACGAACCCAACTCGCGGCCGATCGTCAGCAGTGCGGCGCAGGGGCACATATGGAGACGCCTGCCAGAGCGGTGGATCGAGCGGGCATGACTCAGTGGCCATGCGGAGCTTGTTGCGCCACGCCGAGCCGTCGCGCTTCGCTGGACAGCCGCACGTTTTGCAGAGCTGCGCGACTGGGTCGTACCTGTCACACGATTCGCAGATCGTAGCCAGCGCCTCGACCTCCGCATCCGTACGGACAGGTCGCCCGGCCGCCATCCAGTTGCCGAGCGCCGTAGCCCACGAACTGACGCGCGCGAAGATCGATGGCAGGGCACTCGGATTCGGCGCGCGGCAGTTACGACGCACGCCAGCGCGGCGGGCCTGGTAACCGCAGTTCACGCACTTGTGAGTCGAGTCAAAAATGCAGTCGATCATACCGGCGTAATGCTCGCCACTCCTCCGCCGCCCAGTTCGCAGGCGAACCAATCAGGATCACATGTGCCGCCGATCGCCAGCGTGCCACGGCCGCACGCGCACCACTTTCGCACGTACGGCAAGTCGATCGGCGTATGACAATCCCAGTCGGCGACCGCAACGTCGGCTTCAAATTCCCAGACGTTGTAGATGTAACAATTGGAGAACAGGATCGACCCAGGCTGGCAGCAGCTTGGCGGGTCGAGTTCGTTGTCGGTGGTCACGATGTACAGGAAAATCTGCTCGACCTGAAGGCTCACGCGGTAGTGCGTCGAGTCGATGCAGCGGACGCGGTACGTCATGTTCAGCGCGTACGGCAGGTAGTACGGGATGCCGTAATCGGTCGCTGACGCGGGGCCGCAGCCAGGAGCAGTTCCGCCGGTCCAGCCGGACGCCAGCGAGTTGTAGGTCCAGTCGCAGTACGAGCTGATATAGGTCGCCGCGTTCGACAGCGAGAAAATTCCCGAGTAGCCGTCGACGCAGCGTTCGCACCCGGTATCGCCACTCGCCGCGGCAAACGTGATTTCGACCTCGACGTCAGTCGGGGCCTCGCCTACGCCGCCACAGCAGTCGGTGCACGAGCAACATCCGCACGCGCTGTCGGCCGAATTGAAGCCGCCGAGCCGTCTCATACCGTGCACTCCGACGAATCGAGAATCCAGGCGCAAATGCCGTCGTCCCACGTCGCCCAGCCGTGCGCGCCGGATGGAATCTCGGTCATGCCACCGGTCATCCAGTTGAAGTACACATTGGCCGTGCCGAGCACCGTCCCCAACGTCGAGCCGCCGTAGAAATTGCAGTCCGCGAAGTTGTTCACCAAGATTGCCGCGTTCGTCAGAATGCGGCGGCGCAAGAGCGGCTGAAATCGCACGAGCAGCACGCGCGAGCCGGTGCCTGGTGGAGTCGAGACCAGCTCGAACGGTCCACCGAATCCGCTGGTGAGCGTCGTGCCCGACGCCGCACAGTAGGCATGAGTGTGGTTCACGTCGCCGACGTCCACGTACGCGGGACAAACGCCTGACAACTGAAGCCAGGCGTACTTATTGATTTTGACCGGTTCGAGCAGGATGCCGATCGGTCGATTTCCCGAGCGCACGGCGGCCGAGTGCCACGACTTTTCCCTGGAAACGGTCGAGAATCGCGGGGCCCCGACTTCGAGCGGCGTGCCGGTGGTGTACGGGCCGCCACTGGTCAACTTCACGCGGATGCGATCGCCGAAAACCTGCGGACGCTGCGGTTCGATGCCCCGGCCGAGTTTGCGGCGCTGCACGTAGTCGCGCATCGCGTCGTCGACATTGCTCACCCAGCGGGCGCTGGTGATGAGACTGCCACGGACTGGCGCTTTGGCGGTTGGCTTGCGGCTCATCAGAACCCCAGCACGGAAGCAAAGTCCATTTCGTCATAGACCTTCTCGGCATACACGGCTTTTGGCGAGCGGATTGGATCGTCGTTGTTCTCGTCGTCTTCGTACGCGATCCAAACTGTTTCCCAGCCCTTCTTGGCTACGTTGGCGATGCCGCCGATCGTCAGACCCGTAGCGTTTTCCGAACAGGCGATCGAGAACTGGACCGTCGATTCGGACTGCGAGCCGCTCTTGCCGGTGCCTCCCAAAAACAACGCTTCGCCGGCGTCGAATCCGTGCCACTGCGCGATATTCGTCTTGCCCGTGTTGCGCGCCAAGTTTCGCGCGTAGCCTTCGCTAACTACGCCGCTCGGAAAGCGAAACGAGTAGTTCATTCGCAGAGCGGGGATCACGATCTCTGTCCCACGGATCTCGCCGTTCTGCAGATCGATTGCCCCCTTGTGATCCGTGGCGCCGGCCGGGAACCTGCTCGTCGATTTGGATTGGAAAATCCGCACCGTGCCGCCCTGGGTGTCAAAGTCGAAGTCCCATTGCCCGGTCTGCTTGTTGACCGGCCCGTAGGGCACGTCCACATGCCAGATGCCGTTGCCGCGATGGTCGAGGCGTACGTCCTGGCGGTAGAGCACCTGCCCGGCCGTGATCCAGACCGGCGACGTGGCCGACAGCGCGTACGACCACGCCTGCACGTCGTCGATGACACCGATGAGCGTGTAGGCCAGCTCGATCGAGGGCTCACTGGCCGTGCTCGGCATGCGGCGACTTTCTCGACGTTCCCGCCATTCAATGCTCATGCCACGAACTCCATCGCGATGGCCTTTTCGATCTTGTCCAACTTCTCGCCGTTTTTGTCGATCGAAGCGATCTGTTTTTCGGCGAGCTTTTCGATGCGCGGTTGCCCTCGTCCGCTCACCGCCAGCAGTGCTGCGGCAGAGAACGTGGCCGTGCTTTCCACCTTCGCCGCCTTCTCGCGCTTCTTCTTTTCTTCCTTATCGATTTCGGTACGCTTCAGATCTGGCAGCGCCGCCTCTTTGCGGGCCTTCTCGGCGGCTGCCAGAGCGGTGGCCAGTTTAGCTTGCAGTTCCGCGCCGCGTGCGTCGGCTCGGCCGCCAGCTCCTCCGCGAGCCTCTTCGGCTTGGCGGCGCAGATCGGCGATCGTGGCTTGCCGGGCGGCGTCCGCCTGTGCTGCTGCCGCATCTCGTCCCGCTTGCCGCTGAGCCAGGCCCGCGTCGAGCGCTGCATTTGCCCCTTCGCCTGGCGTCCATCCCGTGCGGTTCTGCATGCCGCGTAGGGCGTCCTGCGCCTTGCCGATCGTGCCCGTCGGGTCGTAGCTCTTGACGGCTTCGAGCACGGCCACGGCTTTCGCGCTCAGCTTGTCGAGTTGCTCGCCCATCATCGTCAGCGCGTCGTTCCAGGCTTTTTTCAGGTAGGTGACGACCGTATCGAACACGCCTTCGAGCGACTGCCAGACTTCGCCAAGCTCGCCCACGCCCTGCGTCCACGCGATCTGGAGCTGAGCCCAAATCTGCGTTCCGGCCGCTGCCCACTCGCCAGCGGCCAGCGATTGCAGGATGCCGCCCATCGCCGTGCCGGTGATCGAGGCCAGCGACTGAAGCCCCGCGATCCACGCGGCCTGCATGCCAGTTACCGCGATCTCGATCGCCAGGTCGAAACGTGCGCCGCGGATCGCGTCGGTCACGCCACCGACCACGCGACTGACGGACGTGTACATCTGGCCCAGCAGGTCGATCGCAGGACTGGCGAACGTGCGGATCGAGTCTCCGTAACGCGACCAGATGGCCGCACCCGCGCCGGCTGCCGCGGCCACGCCCAGCACGGTCGGCAGTACGCCGCCGAGTGAACCAGCAAGCGTCGCGATCACCGCGCCGGCCGTGGCGACTTTTTCGGCGATCGAGAACACAGATGCGATGAGCGGCTGATTTGCCCGCACCCAGGAGATGGCGCCCTTGATCGCACCGACCACCAGCCCGTTCCAGTCGGTGATTGCGGGAGCGACCGCTTGCCCGATCGATTGCCATAGCCCCTGGAGGCCATCCTTGACGGCTTTGTACGACAGGGCCAGCGCGTGAGCGCTCTGCGCCGCCGGTCCGCTGAACGTCAGGCCCAGCGCGGCGGCTTCCTCGCGCATGCGCTGCAAAGCACCAGGGCCCGAGCTGAGCAACGGCAGCAACTTGTCGCCGCCTTCACCAAATCGCTCGATAGCCGCCGCCGCACGCGCCGCCGGATCTTGGATCGCCTCCAGCTCGCGGGCGATGGCCATAACCGCAGCGTCGCCGCCAGCCTGCTTGGCCGCATCGGCAATCGCCTCTGTCGACACGCCCACGCGCTCAGCAGCGTAGGCCATTTCGCTAAGGAACTGGGCCGACTGACCGGACTGCTGCGACATCAGGTAAATCGAGTCGCCTGCCTCGGCGAACTTGTCGGCGGCGTCCGTGAGCGGTCCGACAACCGACTGAGCCATTCCTTGGAGCGTCGACGCCACGGATGCCGCGCGGGACAGCAAAGCACCGGCGGCGCTTGCGGCGCTCGTCAGACCGCTCACCAACGCCGATCCGGCTGACTTAGCCAGCGACGTGAGGCGTTGCCAGCCTGCCACGACCGCTTCCGTCGCGCTCACGAACACGTCGCGTGTGACACTGGCGACGGACTCGACCATTCCGCGCAGGGCCGATGCCGACGCAGTTGCCGCCGCCACGGCTGCGTCGATGTACGTCCAGGGGTTCACGATCGCGGCCGAAGTTGTGGCTACCGCTGAGATCGTTTCGGCAACGGTTGAGATTACCGAGCCGATCGTGCCGAGCACTTTTTCGAGCAGCGTCCACTGGAGATAAACGCCCGCCACGGCAGCCGCGACAACAGCCACGGCAGGCGCCATCGCGGACACTGCCCCCAGGACCGCGCCAGAGCTGGCCGCAGTGCTGGCGGTCGCCGTGGCAGTGGCCGCCATCGGTGCTGCCGCAGTTGCCGCCGATGCGGCCACGGTCGCCGAACTGCCCGCGATCGACGCCCAGAGCTTGCTCAGTCCTGGCCCGGCCGCGAGCGCTGCGACGCCTTCCGCCGTGCCGGCAGCCACGCCGCCAGCCACCTTTGTTCCAAGCGAGCTTCCGCCCGACTTTATTTTGTCGATCGCCGCGAGCGATGCCGCCACCGATTTGAGATCCGCGGCTACTTTCGCGGTACTGCGGGCAATCGAGTTCGACGCCGACGCGACGCGGCTGAAAAGTCGCGAGACGCTGTTGGCGACCGCCTCAATCGGCTTGAATACGCTCGCCATGCGGCGGGCGAGGCGCTCGAGTATCGCAGCCGCACGCTGCAAGCCAGCGTCTACGCGCCCGCCTTGGGCTGGGCTGCCGGGGCGTCCTGCTGATCTGCGGCGAGCCATTTATCGACCTCATCGGGCATCACGAATCGCCCGGCCTTGCGAATTGCCTGCATGTATCGATCGACCTCGGGCGTGATCGGCGGGGCCTGCCCTTGCCCCTTGGTCGTGCTGACGTCGCCGGATGCGATGAACTCGGCCACGTCGCTGATCTGCCCCCACACGAGCGCCGCCTGTGCTACGAGGCGTTCGCGGGCTGCCCGCCTGGCTCCTGTGCACATCCAGTCGAGTTCTCGCCAGGTGCGCCGCTCGGGAGCGATGCCAAGTTCCCCGGCGAGCTGGTAGCAGACGACAACCGGGTCGCTTCCGCCCGCATGATCCGCCGCGCCTCGCTCGTCGCGAAGACCTGCTGAGTCGGTGCCAGCGCCCGCAGTTCCTCCAGCGTAACATCCAGGCCCGCCGCTACCGCTGCTCGATCCTGCGCCAGCATCGTCCGCAGCGTCTCGCGTCGCTTGGCGTTCGGGATAAAATTTACGATGGCTTCAGCGAGTGCCAGCCCGGCCCTTTCGGCGACGTCGCCCACGATCGCTTTAACGAACGCATCGCGCCCGATACCCGATGGCTCGGCCTGCTCGCGGACCAGCACCCACATCACCAGCGGAATTCGAATCGGATCTTCCGCGAGTTCAGAAAGCGACGTCTCGGCGCCAAGTTTTGGTACCAAATCGACGCCGCATTCCTCGCGCACGGCCAACGCCAGCGGTGCGTCGAGCTTGACCAGCCATTCCTTGCCCAGGGCTTCAAACGTCGGCACGTGGTGCCTCCAATTTCCGGGGAAACAATTCGCCAGGACTACGGCGTCGCATCGACAACCGCGATCACCTTAAGCGTCGCTGAGTATGTCGGATCGCCGTTGCTGGCCACGCCGTTGGTGATGACGTTGCCGGTGTACGCGTTGGTTTGCCCGCCTGCGATGTCGCAGACGCTTGGAGAATTAGCCGTTAGCACCTGATAGCAGACCTGCGCCGAGCCGCTGTCGAGGAAGCTCACGTGTTGCTGGGTGGTCACGCTCGCCGCGATCTCGGCACAGACAGCCACGATCTTGGCGTTGTCGCCATCGAGCTGCAAATTGAACGCGGTTTGCTTGCACACGACGACGCCGGTTGTGCTCGTGGCCGGAAAGTTGTCGCCCGCGCCGCCGTCGAGCGACAGAGCGTTCGTCGAGATTGTGCCCGGCACGTTGCGTCGGCAGTAGCTCGTGCCGCCGCTGGTCCAGTAGACGTCGAAATTGCCGTTGCTGTAGCCGTGGCCGCCGGGAAGCGTGCAGCTCGCGGTGTTGCTGTCGGTGTCAGTCCACCCAGTAACGGTTTTTCCAGCCGCCAAGGTGATTTCGATCGACGCTTGCCCGTCGCCGGTGCGCTGAACCGTCTTGTTGATGGTCAAGCCGCCGGCGCTCACGCTGACAGCGTACGTGCCGACAGCCATGCCCACGAGCATCACGGTCGTTGTCGCGGGGAGCAGCGCTGCGGCGAGCACAGCGCCGAGCACGAAGGCGGAAAGCGTGAGAATCTGTCGCGTGTTCATAGGGGCTCCACAGTGCGGAAAAGTGCGGTATTGTGCGGACTGGCGCGGTTACGCGTTGAAGCTGGCCGCGCGGTTTTTCTGGTTCGGTTTGCTGCAACTGAAATCGAACGTCTGCTTGCCCTTGAGCGGGGCGCCTTGCTTGCACTTCACGTAGACGTCGCCGTCGAAGCCGGTGCCGGACGAGTACGACTTGGTGCGGATCGCGATCAGCGTGCCCGCCGCCGCAGCAGCCTTGAGCGCCGCGAGCGTCGTGTCCGAGCTGTCCTCGATCATCGACCAGGACAAGTCTTCGAGCACGATCGAGACCGGGGCCTCTTCTTCGACGGGCACCGACGAGCCGTCGCCGCGCACGGTGATGTCTTCAAACGCGGGACCGTACGCGTAATTGAGGTCCAGTGCGTTCGTGATTTGCGTTGATGCGGTCGAGCCTGCCGCGCCGTAGAACAACTGGCCTTCGTAGCCCATTTTTCGTGCGTGAGTCATGACAGCTCCTAGAGGGAGGTTGTGATTTCAAAAGTCAGGTTGATGACGGACGTGAATTGCCGCAGCGATCGCAGGTGCTCGCGTGAGTAGATCGGGTCGTGCTCTACTGGTGTCACAATCGCCGCGTCGCCGTCGAAGCCTGCTAAACGCTCGTACACTGTTGCCGTGCTCAGCAATTCGGCCAGTTCGATCATTTCGTCGATCTGCTCGGGCTGAATCTCGCCAGTGTCTTGCTCTTGTTCGTTCTGCTGGAATCGCCGCCGCACGATCAACGTCACGACCACCGTTCGTTCGAGCGATCCTCGCGTGCCCAGTTCGACCGTCTCGTACGCGTCTGGGACCAGGACGGCCACCTCCGCGTCGTATCGCTCGCTGGCTGTGAACTGCTCATCGCGGCAATCCTTGAACGTGCGCCGCACGACAAACGGCACCCCCGACCACTCGACCGCTCGCAACGCAGTTACGACCGCGTCGGCAAGTTGAGCTACCAGAGACGCCATCAATCCACCTGCACTACGTCAACTTCGTACGCCGTTCGGCCGCGATCCCACCAGCGGAAGCATGGCGCACCAGACACCGGGAGCACTTCCCAGGTCGTGGCGGCACCGCCTACCGTCTCTTCGATGCGATCACCGGCCCTCGGTTCGATCCCCAGTTCGCTCGCGTCGATCACCAGCGTGTGTTCACGCGTGGCGACCGTATCGCCTTGCTCATCCACAATTCGCTCGATCCGGGCCTTGCGCACGACCGTAACGTCGATGCGTTGCGAGCCGCGTAAGTACGTCGCTGACGAGCCAGCCGCTTGTTGCAACTGGCCCGCCAGCCACGCTGCCCCGATGTCGAGCATTGATCCCCTCGCTTACTGCTGACCGGTGCGGCAACGCAGCCAGTCGACCGCTAGTTCGTACGTGTCGGTGCTCGACGTCTTCTCGACATGGGCGAGCAGGAACCACGCATTCGCGGCGGCCGCCACGCTGAAGGTCGTCGCACTCAGCACACGCGCGCCGTTGATGTAGAACTTCACGCTCGACAGGTCGCGGCAGTCGATCCAAAACTCCACGCGACTCGACAGCGCCGAGCCTTCGGTGTAATCGATCGTGGTGTCGGTGGCGGCCGTTTCGTTCGTGCCGTCGTCGCACTCCGCGTAAATGTTGGTGTCGTTCGCGTTCAGATGGATAAACGCACTTTCCGCGATCGAGTCGGCGTCGGTGGCGTGCGTCGCACTGGCCAAACCAAGCGACACGTCGACAGCCGATCCGCTGCCGTCGCTGACGACCCGAAACGCGCCTTCGATGATCGGATTCGATCCCGGCGCAAAGCCCATCGCGGACAGCAAGTCGGCCTTCTGGGCTTCGTTCGTCGACGTCAGCAAGATCGTGTGCGAACCGCCCTTTTGGAACGGATAGCCGAACCCTCCAGCCGCCGCCGTGCCAGCGATCACCGACAGGCACGCGTCGCGCGTGATGTCGACCTTGTACGTCGGCTCGACGTTGAGGTTGACGTACACGTAGGTGTCGCTCGCGGCGGCGTCGCCGACCACCGTTCCCAGGAAAAAGTCGCGGTCGCTCACCTGGTTGTAGGTGGCCGTGTTCGCGCTGTGATCCCAGAACACCTTGCCGCCGTCGAGCAGCACGATGCTGGCGGTCTTCAGCACCTTGAAGATTCCTTCGGTCTGCGCGCCAATCTTGTCGCCGCTCGCAGTCGCCAGCGGAATTACCGCCGCGCGCCCGTCGCGGAGTTGCAACACTTCACCAGCGGTCAGCGCCGCGTCGGCCGTGTAGCTCAATTTGCAGTCGTCGTCTTGGTACAGAGTCGCTTCGGCCATTGCTCGGCCTCCGTTGGGTTGTGTTGAGTCAGTCCGTGGCAGCGAGCCCTATCGCCCGCTGCCTATGTGTTCACTGTCCGACTAGGCCGCGCCCTTGCTCTTCACGCCGCAGAGGTATTCAGCGAGCGTGAAACCGAAATCGTGGTATCCACGCAAGACGATCCCGAGCTGATCGAAATCGGCGTCGGCCGATTCGACGGTCGGGGCCTCGTTGCCGTCGAGCAACGCCACGTGCATCGCGGGCAAGTCCGCCGCATCGCCCAGCAAGTACCACGCCGTTGTCGAGTAGCCGGTGATTGTCGAGTCGCTCAGGTGGCTCACGACGACCGGCTCGTACTTGTTGGCGTAGATGTTCGCGTCGCTGGTCTTCACCGATCCCAAGTTCTGGTTGCGGTAGAGCGCTTCGGCGACGCCTTCCAGTTCCGGCGGAACCAAGAGGATCGACGGATTGCGGTTCATTCCGACGCGCTTCGTGCCGTCCGCGCTGGGGCTCGTCATTTGGCGGAACGCCTTGACGCCCAGACCGAGGCCCACGCCATCACTGCCAAGATTCGTCGTCGAACCGCTGATGTAGTTCGTGTTCCCGGTCGTGAAGAAGCTCGAATTGTTCAGGAACGTCGCCCAGAACAAGTTGCTGAACTTGATGCCGGCGCCGCGCCCCAAGCGGTTGCGCAGGTCATCGAACGCCGACAGATCGTCGTTGATGATCGTCGTGCGGTCGAGGCTGAACATCTTGGCGTACGTCTTCGCGCGGCGTTCGATCACTTCATCGTTCACGCGGCCGTTCTTGATCTTGCCGCCCGGTTCAAGCTCCTCGTACTCCATGTCGTCCAACAGCCGGTAGGCTGTGTGCGTCTTGAAGTCGTTGACCGGCTTGATGGCGGAAATCTTGCGCCACGTGTTGTCGATCGATTCGTAGCCCTGGAGCAGTTCCTTGTTGGCCACGTTTTCGAGGATGCGCGAAACGCTCATCGTCGATGGCCCGGCGTGAACCGGCGTGAACGCGTACCGCAGAACTTCGCGTAGGTTGTCCTTGTGGATGCGTTCGCCAGGCGCGAAGTCGAGACCGTTCGCGGCGGCGGCCATCACGAGCACGCGTTGCAGGCCCATGCGGCCCCGGAACTGCGCGTGTGCGGCTTGCAGCGTCTTGTCGTCGAATTGCTTTTCGTGTCCAGGCAATCGCACCGCCTGGCACAGCGCCGCTTCGATCACCGGTGCGGCCAGATCCTTGACCGCCGCATGAATCGCGGGAGCCGTCGGGCGAGCAGCACGAATCACGTCGACTTGAGCCTTTGCCAGAATCGCGGCCGACTCGGCCGAGAAGCGGTCGACGCTCCACTTGCCGCGCGCCGCCTTGGCCTTCAGTTCGCCCAGCGATCTGCGGGCGTCTTTCTTCGCCTTGGCCAGCACATCGGCAGCTACGCCATCTTCGACTTCGAGCAGCTTCGCGTCGAGTTCGTCGAGTTGATCGGAATAGGCCGCGCGAATTTCGGTCGGGTCGAACGCGTCTTTCGCGCTCGCCATCGCGGGCTTGGGTTCTTCGGGCTTGTCGCCCGACGCAGCCGCGACGCCGCCCTTCATGGCCTCGAAAGCCTTGGTCAGCTCGGCTTTCTGTGAATCGCTCAGCGAATCAGCAGACAGGCCCAGCGACGCCACCCACGATGCAAAATCCATAGCGCTTGCTCCTACATTCTTGGCGGCGCTCGCCGCAATTGAAACGCTCGTGAACGCGTCCGCGCCAAAGGGCACAAACGCGATGCCATACAGTTCGCCCGTCGACACGAGCCACGCAGGCCCGGTGATTTCCTGTCCGTTGACTTTCACGGTCTCGCGCGCTGCGATCTTGCGCGGGGCCGACAGCGGCTTAACTTCCACGCTCGCATTCAAGGGAAATCCGCTCTTGGCCGTGGCGATCAGCTCGTCGCGCGGTTCGCCGTTGAAGCCAAGCACGCCGGCAATCGTCAGCATCGCGCCGTCGTTTTTGACGTCGGTTGCATGTCCGACCACCTTTTCACGGGAGTGCCCCACGTTGGCGATCACGCGGTCGCCGACAGTGAGCCCCTTGAGGTCGATCACGACCGGGGAGTCGTAGCCGTCGACCGGCAGAAGCCCGCCCGTATAGGCCAGCGTGGAAAACGTCGGAACGCTGTCGCCGCTGGCGTTGATGCTGGCCGCGAGAATCAGGCGAGCGAGTTTCATGGAGTCGCCCCCTGCTGCATCGCAGCCGTTTCACGTTGCACGTTGGCCTGCTCGATCGAGCCGAGTTGATTCGTGGCATTGAAAATCGCGAGGCGCAACATTTCTTGCACCTTAGCGACTGGCACGCCGTAATCGTTGGCCAGCGTTTCCAGCTCGTCCGTGAAGTCCTCGCCCGCGCGGGCATAGGCACGCGTCAGAGACAGCGTGCCATTCTTCAGATGCGTGTCTTGGGCGTTGGCTTCGCTCACCACGTCGGCTACCGGATATTCCGGCCAGTCCCACGCATGATCTGGTTCGGCACGATCCCAGCCGTAGACGGGGGCCGCTTCGACGTACCACGCCGAGAACAGCGGGTCCATCACCAGGTCGTTTCCGTCTTCGCGCTCGACGTCCAATCCCACGAAATAGGTCTGGTGGTCGAGCTTGCCAGAGGCGTAGTTGTAGGTGGACGAATCGCACGCCGCGAGGTTGTACGGCATCGACTTGGGGCGCGCCTGCTCATTGATCTGACCGCGACTGAACGCCTCATAAGTGGCATTCGGATGCTCAGCCCGCATCTGGTTGAGCTTCCAGCCCATCGGATTAAATGTCGCTGTTCGGCGCTCAATTTCAAACGTCTCGAACGGGCGAACTTCATCGGCGTCGCCTGGAGGCATGTCCGTCTCTAGCACCGCCGCAAAACTCGCGGCGGTCTCGGCAGCGCTCACCGTGGCTTCGCGCCAGCGACGTGAGGACGCACCGACTTGCAGCGTCGAACGCAACTCAGGAATTCCGCGATGCTGGCCCGGTCGTCGCAAGGCAAACCAGTGCAGCACGTACCGCGCGGCGACCGTCTGCGGATTCTGGTAGCACACCGCCCATTGACCGCCGGGATGCTGCGGCAGAATGTCATAGGTCAGCACGTTGCCGAAGCGGTCGAACGTGATGCCGTCAATGACGCCTTCGGCCCGATAGGGCAGGTAAGGCGTGGTGACCTGCTCGGTCTCGATCAGGACCAGATCGAGCTGCACGCGGTCGCCGAGTCGTGGATTTTGGACGAGCAGCGCGAACGCTTCGCCATCCTGCGTTTTGGCGTGTGCCATGCACCAGAGCTTGCGTCGCAGCTGCACACGCTTACACCACTTCTGCCAAGCCGACTCGATCTCTTTCGATCGGGCGGCGTCCAGGCCGGAAACGCGGAGTTTCGGGCCGACGCCCACGAGGAAGTTCGCGTGCGTCTGCACGATCCCGTCCGCGAATCCGTTGTTTCCAACCTCGTACCGTGACCGCTTGACCAGTCGCGAGCGCACCGACTTGGAGTGGGCGGAGTCGGCATCGTAGGCGTCGGCGCTGGCCCAGTAGTTCGCGAACTCGACCGAGTCTGAGGCCGCGTCAAACTTTGCCTGCACGTCCGGTCGCGCGGCGACTCGCTGCACGCTGCGTCGCTGAGCAGGCGGCGCGTTCGTTCTGGGACGGACGCCGAGATAAGCGTCGCCTCGATCGGCGGCGAGCACGTCGTGGGCGGGGGCGATCACTACCCACCTCCCGGCGGCTTGATGCGCTGCATCCGCAGTCCGAAGCCCTTGACCTCGGACGTCGCCGCTTGGCGACTGGCCAGATACCGATCGACCGCGATCTGGTCCTGGGGCGAGTGCTGCACCACCGTTTCGTCACCGACGGTGACGCTGCGCGGTCCGAGCGCGTTTTGCTCCAGGGCTTCGGCGGGAGTCGTCGGCGTGGTCATGCGTTCATGTTGAGACCACATCGCCGAAAGTTCAAACTACCTGTAGAGTCGCGACAAAAAACCTATATCAGCATCGGAGCCCTCAAATGAAACGTCTCATCGTCTCGCTCGCTGTTGCAGCGCTGGCCGGATGCAGCGCGAAAGCTACGCCCGCGCCACAGATCCACGCCATCGACGAGTGGGCTGAGGCGATGAAGTGGCACTCCCCAACGGTGGAGTGGCGGCGCGAGAAACTCGATCCGCTCATGTGGCCAGAGGACGACAGTAAGGCCGACTTGGAGCTGCGAGAGGTGTACAAGCTGGCTGAAAGAGAGAAAGGCAAGATCGAACGCGAGCGCAACGTGGTCGATGCTTGCAAGTGGCTGTTCGATGCCACTTACAAGAAATCGCCAGAAGACATCAAGCGCGCTTACCGCGAGCAGAAGTGGGGCGAGTGGTAGCTATCCCGCCGCCTGTCTCGGCAGCGGAATCACGTCGCCGCCCTCTTGGTCGCGCTCGACCGGCGGCGGCATTTCCTGGGAAACTTCCAGCGTCTCGATCGTGCGGATCACGGCGTGACAATGGCGGCAGGCTCGCACGCGGCGGCGTGTCTCGCCGAACTGCCGAGAGTCCACAACGCGCCAGTCGCAGCAGCCGCACCGCGGGCACTCCCAGCCTTCCCCATTTGTTTGGGCTCTCATCTGTGCAATTGTCGGCCGCTGGTGCGGCGGAATCCGTTCACTCATCGTCGTCCTCCTCGCATGTCGGCGATGCTGGGTCGCGCGGCCGGGTCCGTGCGGCGAGTGGCCACGGACGGCGCCGACGCTTCCGGTTGCACGCCGCGCATCGACATCGCCACGGCGGCGTAATAGCTGGCGTCGAGCCAGTGGTTGTTATGCCCTTTGGGTTTCCAGCGGCGACGAATCGTGCCGCGATACGGCTCCTCGACCTCGGACTCGCAGCAGATGTGATGCGCGAACGTGTGGTG